CCAGAATCGATGCTTTGGCTAGAGAAGTTCGCACATACGGTATATATGAGGGCGGGCCTAAATTTCTTATGGGTAAACGAAAAATCAATGACGAAGAGTACGAAGAACAGCAAACAAGATTGAAGTGGGGACTTACGCCAGATCCTTTGGATATTGGCGAATATAAAGACCAGATGAAGGCTCTTAAAAATGGGGGAACAAGATGATAGAGTTTATTGATGATGAAGGCGGAGAAGAAGTATCAATTTCTAATGTTGCAGACTGGATGAGATTTAATACTCCAGTAGAGTCAAAGAGTAATGACCCATTTAAAATTCAGGGAGAAGACTTAACAAAGGTATCTGGATTAGGCGCTTCATTCCGTCGTAAGATGAATAGAGATTTGCAAAAGCGTTTCCAGGGAATTGATGGAACAGAAACACAGCAGAACTTACTTGCACAAGCTATCACTGGCTATGCAATGTTTGACCTTATTGAGCCACCATATAATCTAGATTATCTTTCACAGATTTATGAAATCTCTCCATATAACTATGCAGCAATTAATGCTAAGGTTTCCAATATCGTTGGCCTGGGCCATGACTTTGTTGAGACAAGAAAGACACAGGAAGCATTTGATAATATTACAGACGACAAAGCATTAGATCGTGCACGTCGTAAGCTAAATCGTCTTCGCCAAGACCTTTATGATTGGCTAGAAGAATGCAACGAAGAAGAAACATTTACTGAAACTTTAATTAAAGCTTATACAGATGTTGAGGCAACAGGCAACGGGTACCTTGAAATTGGTAGAACCTCAGCAGGTAAGATTGGATATATCGGACATATCCCAGCAAAGACAATGCGTGTGCGTCGTTTGCGTGATGGTTTTATTCAATTGCTTTACGGCAAGGCTGTTTATTTCCGTAACTTCGGAGATCAAGAGACACCAAATCCGATTGATGGCGGACTAGAGAGACCAAATGAAATTATTCATTTAAAGAAGTATACGCCAACAAATAACTATTATGGTATCCCAGACATTATTGCATCACAGAATGCAATGGCAGGAAACGAATTTGCTGGCAAGTATAACCTTGACTACTTTGAGAATAAGGCTGTTCCAAGATATATTATAACCGTAAAGGGTGCCAAGCTATCTACAGAGTCTGAGCGTAAACTCCTTGAATTTTTCCAGGTTGGACTAAGAGGTAAGAATCATAGATCTCTATATATTCCACTTCCACCAGATTCACCAGACTCAAAGGTTGAATTTAAGATGGAGCCAATTGAGGCAGGAACTCAAGAGTCTTCATTTAATGTGTATCGTAAATCTAATAGAGATGAAATTCTATTGTCTCACCGTGTGCCAATTAATAAGATTGGAACTCCAGAAGGTGTTAACTTGGCGGTGGCAAGAGATGCCGATAAGACATTTAGAGAGCAAGTATGTCGTCCAGCTCAAATGAATTTAGAGAAGAAATTGAATAAGATTATTCAAGAAATGACAGACGCCCTATTGCTTAAATTCAACGAGTTGACTTTGACCGATGAAGATACCCAGTCTAAGATCGACGAAAGATATTTAAGAATGCAGGTAATTACCCCTAACGAGGTTAGAATTAGAATGGGTATGGTTCCACTTGATGGTGGAGATAAGGTTGTAGAATTAAAGCCACAGGCCCAGGCAGAGGTTAGGGCACAGGCTGGAAAAACTAGAACTAGAGATTCTGAAAGGTCTGCAAATTCACCAGATATTTCTGGGGAAGGCAGAAATGCTCAGGGCGACGGAAGGCAAGTTGACTAGCCCTACTCAACCATTATTTGCGTTATAGTGAATAACGCTATAAAATTAAGCATATGAATATTGAAAAATCTTTGTGGTCTTCACATGGCGATAACATCAGTTTATCTGTGCCATTCACTAAAGTCAATCGTGAAAAGCGCACAGTCTCTGGCTTTGCGACACTCGATAACTTAGATCAGACAGGCGACGTTGTTTCAGCAGAAGCAAGTCTAAAAGCATTTGAAAATTTCCGTGGAAACATTCGTGAGATGCATGGATCAAATGCAGTTGGCAAAATGGTTTCATTCAGACCAGAAACATTTTATGACCCAGTAACAAAAGAATTTTACAATGGCGTTTATGTAGATGCATACATCTCAAAGGGCGCACAGGATACTTGGGAAAAAGTTCTTGACGGAACTTTGGCAGGTTTCTCAATTGGCGGAAAGATTATTGATTCAGAGAATGAAGTTAACAAGTCAACTGGTAAAGCAGTACGCTTCATTAAAGAATACGCTTTGATGGAATTATCAGTAGTTGATTCTCCAGCAAACGAGCTATGCAACATCTTGTCTGTTCAGAAAATGAACGGGCAGCTAGTATTTAAAGGAATGGCAACAGAAGTTGTAGCAGAAAATATTTTTTACTGTGCAGACAGTGATTCAGTATTTGTATCAACAGAGTCATCATATGATTCCCCAGTTACAGGTAAGCCTGCAACATTGATCGGTTGGGTAGAATCAAACGATGTTAACAAAGCAAAAGAAATAGATAAGATTCTTGATTTACACAAAAAGTCAAGATTGTCCATGCCTGAAACACAAATTGCAAAACAGGCAGACATAGAAGGAGGTAAAGAAGTGTCAGAGAATACAGAAAACGTAGTTGCAGAAGATGCAGTAGCACCAGAAGCAGCCGTAGAAGACACAGCAGCAGTTGCTCCCGCAGAGGAAGCACCAGCTGTTGAAGAAGCTCCTGCAGATGCAGTAGCAGACGCTTCTGCCGAAGTTCTAGAAAAAGCAGCCGACGTATCAGAAGTTATGGTTGATGAACCTGATTTTGCAAAGATGCTAGGCGATCTTAAAGGCTTTTTCTCGGATACACTAAACAAGGCTTCAGAAGCAAATGCTGCTCAAGTTTCAGCTATTAAAGATACAGTTGAAACATTTAGCAAGAGCGTTGATGGCCGAATTTCAGAATTGGCAGAACAACATGCAGCACTTTCAAAGGCTGTAGAAGATATCAAGAACACGATTGATGGCGTAGAAAAGCGTGTCGATGCAGTAGAATCAGAGACTGCAATTAAGAAGTCCTCGGACCTTGGCGGGTCTCAGGAAGTAACAATCAAAAAATCAAAGTGGAACGGTTCTTTCCTCGGTTCCGTGAATGAAATTTTTAACTAAAAAAGGTAGGTGAAAATATAAAATGAGTAATGAAACATTAGAAAAGACAATTGCTGCAGGTACAACTGCAACAGGTACATTTGCTTCCACAGCTGGTGGAACTGGTGTACACCGTGCATCCGAAAACGGAAACGGTGGTCTTCTAAACCCAGAACAATCTGCCCGCTTCCTAGACTACATGTTCGACGCAACCGTAATTGGAAAGGTCGCACGTACTGTCCGAATGAGAGCAGATACAACTGAGATTGATCGTATGTCAGTAGGCGAGAAGCTTATGAAGCTCGCAACTGAAGGTGATGATACAGCAGCAAACTCTGCAGTAACATTCTCTAAGATCTCTCTTTCAACAAAGAAGCTTCGTCTAGATTGGGAACTTTCAACTGAGTCTCTAGAAGACAATATTGAAGGTGCTGATCTTGAGGATCACATTGCCCGCATGATGGCAACACAGGCAGGTAACGACATTGAAGATGTAATCCTTAACGGAAATACATCACTTACATCAGATAACCTATACAAGGCATTTGATGGTGTAGTAAAGAAGGCAAAGGCAAACGGTCACGTTGTTGATGCTGGTGGAGCTGCCGTTTCACGTGCAGTATTCAACTCAGCACTCAAGGCACTTCCACGTAAGTACAAGCAGCGCCGTGCTGACCTTCGTTTCTTGGCAGGTTCAAACCTTATCCAAGACTTCCTATATGCTAACAGCATTGGAACAAACCAGACTATCCCACAGGATATCGCTTCAAGCGTAATCCGTGGACAAGGCGTACAGCCTCTAGGTGGTCCAGCAGGTTATGTGGCTCCATTTGCATTCGGTATTCCGATTGTTGAAGTTCCACTACTTCCTGAAGCACAAGATGGCGACTACACAGGTGAGACAGGTAACCACGGAGATATCCACTTGACATTCCCAAATAACGTTGTTATTGGTATCAAGCGTGATGTAACTGTTTACCGCTTCTTCTGGCCACGTAAGGACTCAATTGAGTACACAATGTATACTCGTGTTGGCGTCCAGATCGAACAAGCAGATGCTTGGGTCGTTGTTAAGAACGTTAAGGTAGCTTCCTAATTAGGAATTAACCCGTAAGAAAGGCCCCCGAATTAATTTTTGGGGGCTTTTCATTTTAATTTAGTAATGCTATAATTAACTTGAGTAGAATTAGGAGATATATATGTCATTCGAGACATTGAAAGTATCTGAATTAAAAAAGATTGCAGAAGATTTCGCAGTCGAAACTGAAGGCCTAAAAAATAAAGCCGACATTATTGCAGCACTCGCAGAAGAGGGCGTAACTTGGTCTGTATATAACAAGACCATTGAGAAGATGGAAGAAGACGAAGAAGATATGTCAGTAGAGGTATTACCTAAGTTTGATCCAAAGGCGGAACAGCCAGCAGACACAGTATTAGTAAGAATGACCAGAGCAAACTTTAGATATGATATTATGGGTCATACATTCACAAAAGATCATCCTTTTGTAGCAATGAATAAAGATAAGGCTCAAGAAATTTTTGATAAGGAGGAGGGCTTTAGATTA